CTTCATCTGCCCGCACCATGCCGGCTGCTGGCTTGTAGCTGTTGTCAGCGACTTCCTTGGTTGGCGCAAGGATGAGGTGCTCTTCCTCTTCGCGCCAGCACAGAATCAGCGCGGTGAGCATGATGCCCGCCGCAATGGTCGACTTGGTGTTCTTCTTGCTGATCAGGAGGTAAAACTCCCTGATCAACTGGTTTCCGGTATCGGCGTCATAGGCACCGAAGATCGCCCCGACAAAGTCGAACACCCACTGATCAGAGCACTCGCCGAACGTCGGCTTGCCCGGAAGGTCGACAACTCGCAGCTGCTTGAAAATATCGAGCGCTCGCTCGGCCTCCGCCTTGAAAATCGGCGCAGGGATGATCGTCTGTCCGTTCTTGAGCCTTTCAGCCCAATCCGGACAGGCTGTAGACCAGTCCACTTACTTGACCGCATGCAGTGGCGGTGGCGGCGCTGCGCCGAACCTTCCGCCAGTGGCCTTCTGAGCGGCAGCCTGTTTCTCGCCCTTCTTGCCGCTGTCGCCCTTCTTGCTGTGGAAATAGTCGACAGCCTTCTGAGCAGCGTTGCGCCGGTCGAATATCTTCGCCCGGGGCTCATTCATGAGCGCGAGCAACCAGGTAAGCGGGTCATCGGTCTGGGGGAGCGAGTCGAGAAACTCTCCGTCGCCGTCGGGCATTTCGCCGACAGGCGAGCCACCTGCCTGGTCGCCAAGCTCGGTGTTAACCAGCGCCGCGATCTTTAACATTTCGACGAAGGCTTCCACGTCGGGATGCTTCGCGAGCCGAGAACCAGCAGCAGAAGCCGAGGAAGCCGCGTATCCAGCGGCCTCAGCGGCCTCTCTGTTACTTGCGCCGGCTGCCTTTGCTTCGGCAAATCGGCGCTGCTTGTTTGTGAGCGCCATTAACAAATACCTTCAAAGCGGGAAAAAATCTGCAAATGAGTTTGGGCGCGGTGTCCGCTGCCTTCTCTCCGGGACAATCCGACCACCCCCCCTACCCTTCAGGAGCGGGCTTGCTGGCTCTCCAGAGCGGTCTTCTGCTTGTGGCAAGGTACGCACAAGGACTGAAGGTTCTCGTCGTCATCTGTGCCGCCTTGCGCGACGTTGACGATGTGGTCGAGCTCCAGTTCGTGGGTAACCTTGCCGCAGTGCTGACAGGTGTATCCGTCACGCAGGAAGATCTGGTCACGCTTTCGGCGCCAGGGGCGACCGCCACGGCCAGAGCCCCAGCGATCGACCTGCACGTCGTCTGCTCGCGCCATCTGACGACCCTCTGCCATCTGGACGCGCGGCTTAACAGTGCTGAGCCTGCCCATATCAGCGGCGACCAGTGCTGCCGTCGAGATAAGTGTCGAGACTTACCGTCTCGATGGCAGCGCCGCCATCACCCGCGTCATCCATCACAATCTCAATGATCGTCTGATTGGTCTTGACCAACTCGTTGATCGCCGCTGTCTGCGCCTGCAGCGCTTCGATCAGCTCTTCCAGTAACTGTTGCACGTGCTCTCTCCCGGGCGATGCGTGCCCACTTAACCATCCATGCGCGCCTGCGCTCACATGCAGAACAGGCCATCAGCGCCCTATCGCCTCACGAATCTCTTTGATCATGTCCACGAGCGTGGTGCCTTGGCGCTTGTCGGCATACGCGAACCAGGCGCGGACGACCACCCAGGCAGGCAACCCGCAGACGAAGTGCAGGCCAGCCAGCGCGACCGAGCCATGCCACACCTCTGCCCATGCGTGCAGGTCGAACCACTGCACAACGAAGGCTCCACCGCATACCGAGGCGATGACAGTGCAAATCAGGGCGACCGCCCATTCTCTCCGGCTCTTCGGCTGAGTCATAGCCATCACAACGATGGCGGCAAAGGTGGCGCCGAAAAGAAAGCCGGCGACCTTGGTCAGCGCGAAGCCGCCAAGCGCCGTTGATGCCGGCTCGCTCATCTGGTGATTCCTCATAGTGGATAGTCCCGGGCGGGGCCCGTTGGTGAGCCGTCCGTGGTCAGTGAATTTCAGGCATAAAAAAACCCGCCTCAGTGGACGGGTTCTATGTTCGGAGCGGTAAAACCGCAATGTAGGCACAAATTAACGATTCCATGGCGCCACGTCAACACAAGAACACAACATCTTGTGTTTAGGCTGCATGCTCCACTCGGTCAATGCTCCCTTCAACGTATGCCCTGCCAGCCAGCAGCAGCTCGGCAACCTTCTTGCGGTGGATACCCAGGACAACCCCGACACCGTGCATCGTCCGGCTGGTGCAGTAGTAAATCCGCAGGCAGTCGGCCATCTGCTCATCGCGCCGCCACATTCTGGCGACGATTGCATCGATCATCATCGCCTCATCGTCAGTGATCACTGGTGCTGGCACCGATTCCTGCGCCACGTTATCCCGCATCAGGGCGAACATCGGGCTGGTGTACCGTGGCACCCCGGCTTGATGCCATACCCAGCGCCCCCAGTTGGTCAGCAGCTCTTCCGCATCACGCCTCGCCATGTGCCAGCTCCCCCGCTGTAGTTTTATCATTCGCCCGCTTCAGTTCCCGCGTCATTGCCCGGTACTTGGCCTTAATGTCCTTCAGGTCTTCGATGGTGTAGCGCTTGGCCTCATGCAGGCCTTCCAGCCACTCAACCGAGGCCTGGCCAATGCGCCTTATCAGCCTGATGCGATACTCAACGGCATTGCCCGACAGGTTGCGGTTGCACTTCACGCACTGGGCATGGCAGTTCAGCGGCTCGAACCGCAGCTCCGGGCATGACCCGGTTGATCTGTAGTGGCCTGCATCGATGCGACTCCCGGTCAGCAGGTCGCCGTCACTCGGCATTGATCCGCAGCTGATGCACGGCAGGCCGCGGTCACGCTCGCGGATGTAGGCATTGAATGCCGCCTGAGCCTCGCGCAGGTGGTCACCCTTGGTCTTGAGGCGCTGCTTTGCCTCCCGGCTTTCCCTGCGCTCGCGCTTGGCCTTGGCCTGTCTGGCCTTCTCGTTCTGCTGCTGGATCAACTTCAGCGCGCAGGACCCTGTGCACACGTTCTGCATTGGGCGCTGGGCCATGTATTCAGCTTTGCAGACCTTGCATTTGCGTTTGCGGGGCTTGAAGGCGTTCATCGCATGAAGTCCTTCGTTTCGCATGACCTACCAGTGCGTCGCTGGAACTCGTGTCGCTTTGATACAGCCATCAGATAACACTGGCTGCACGCAGCGTCCGCAGCGGCATTACGAATGGCGGCAGCTCTTCGCAACACGTAATTTCCGCATGAGCACCGGCACACCCATCGCTTTGGAGTGACGGCAAGACCGACAACGATCAGCCTGCCGAGCTTCATGCCTGTAAGATCCGGCGCTCCTTTCATGGGCGTCTTTGTAGGTAGCGGCGTGGGCGAGCATATTTCTGACTCGAGCGCTCGATACTCGAAATGCGTTCCTGCCGCCATAACTCGCGCGGCGGTACCGTTGACCGGTTTCTCGTGGCCTGCTTTCACGCCGCCTCCTCGCTCAACAAATCATCCAGATAAACACCCTGCGCCCGCAGCTTGGCCGCAACCCGCTCGGTGTACTCAATCCCCTGCTTGCGGTCGAATAGGCGCGTCACCGGCAGCCCTTCCGGCCCGGCCACCGGGTGACCGCCCATCAGCTCCAGCTTTTCCTCGTAGCTGAGGTGGGCGAACAGCCTGAACCAGGTGGCGTGAAAGTCCGGGCTGTCGCGCAGGAGGATGCGGACACCGACCTCCAGCTTGCACAGCTTGCGCACCTCTTCGGCGTCGCCGGCCTCGATCATTTCAGCAGCGCGCTTGTACATGCCGAACCAAAGCGCATTCTGATCAAGGGTGCGGTCTTTGCCGGTGCTGACGGTCAGCTTCACGTACTTGTGCTGACGGTAGAGTGCAGTCAGGCGCGCAATGCACTCAGCCAGCTTTGCCGGGCCATTGACGACGAGACGGTTAGCCACAACTCACCCCCTTAACCCGCTCAATCCCAAACCGTGCGTGACAGTCCGCCGTGACGGTTTCCAGCGTCACCGGCTCTGGATAGATCACGCTCCCACCAGTGCCGTCATGCAGCTCAAACCGGAACAGGCGGCTCATTCCGGCAGCCCCGCGATGACTGCCAGGATCAGCAGCGACAGCAGCAGCCAACGGGCGGTGGCGTATCGGTCTGCCTGCTTGTCGTCGCTCATGCATCCACCAAACAGCCATGGCGCTCTTGCTTCCGCGCCCGGCCTCGCTCAAGGGTCAATGGATATCGGCTTGATACAACCCAGCCGTTCTTCAGGTACTGGTCGACCAGGTGGCGTAGGTCGAGCTGGGTGCGATGGTTTTGGGTCATGGGGCGTTCGTTTGCGGGTTTCATGGCATCACCTGCTTGCGTGCGCTGTCCCAGTCGAACACCAGAGCAATTCCGCCGCCCTCCCTGAGCCGATCCACACACCGATCACCCAGCACGGACGGAAGGTCCGAGGGGTCAAGATTGGAAACAACTATCGTCGGCCGCATTTGCTCGTAGCGGCTGTTGATCACATGGAACAGGGTCGCCTGCTCGAACTCAGTGGGCTTGGTCGCGCCCACCTCGTCGATCACCAGCAGATCCGGGCTGATCATTGCGTCCATCACTTGCGCCTCAGTGCGCTCTGCGCCAGGGGCATAGCTGGACTTCAGGCTCTGCAGGATGCCGCCGACCGTCCGGTACACAGCCGACCAGTTGGTGCGCGAGTTGATTCGATTGGCGATTGCCGTGGCCAGATGCGTCTTGCCTGTACCGGGCTTGCCGAACAGCAGCAGGCAGCGACCGGCTTTCAGGTGGTCCTCGAACTCGTCGGCATACGCAGTGCAGACGGTCAGCGCCTTCTTCTGGCAGGGTGTCGTGGCCTTGTAGTCATCCAGAGACTTCGCAGCAAAGCGCTTTGGAATCATCGAGTCACCCAGCTTGCGGGCGACATCAAGGCGGCGGTAGGCGGCGTCACGCTCTTCCTGTTCAGCCTGCTCCTTCTCCGCCTTCTCCCGGGAGCACTCGGGGCATGGCGCCTTGATCTCCCTGTTGAACAGGCTGACAACGCGCTGCTCGAACTCGCCGTGCGTCTCGCAGACAGCAGGGCGAGTAGTGTCCAGGTCGGTAGCTTCAGAACGCATAGGTGCCGTCCTCCCTCTGGGTCAGACCCTTGGTGTAATCGCGGTCATCGAAACCGGTGTGCCGGGACTTGCCGGGGAACTGGCGGACATTGGTCGCTGGCTTCACTTCGTCCTCCCAGCGCTTGCCGTTCAGCCAGGTGGCCGGGTGCGGGATGAACTGGCCACCATCCTTGGCCCAGTCAGGAGACGCGCAGTACCGAGCCAGGCCGTCGAAGATCAGGTTGACCAGGTCGTCGGTCAGCTTGAGCTTCTTCCACGCTTTCAGCGCATTGGCCTTGCCCTTCTTGTTCGGGTACAGCCGGTAGAACTTTGCGAACAGGTCTTCGCTGGTTGCGCCGTCGTCGCGAGCCGGAGGCGCGCAAGGGGGTTGAAGGGAATCAGGAATCAGAGAATCAGGAATCAGAGAATCAGGCGATCTTGGCGATGCCTTAGCACTGCCTAGGTTGTGCTCTGCCACCTCCTTTTCCGGGGAGGGCTCTATCTCGGAGCATTCGTTGTTTTGCTCCGGCAGCTCGCTGGCCTTCTCCCTCACGTGAGGGGCTTGATGCTTCGAGAAGTTGACGATCTGAATGATGCGCTGCTCGCCAACCTGATATCGACGAATAAACCCGGCACGCGCTATTTTCCACAGGGCGTCATCAGCATCTACATCGTCGTATGGAAGGGCCTCTACCTTGATACGCTTTGGGCGATCCTCCAGCCTTCCTTCCTTGTCAGCCAGCATCCACAGGTATATGAAAAGCAGGCGCTCAATCGCGCCAAGTTCTGCCAGGTCTTCGTTCGCCATAATCCCCGGCTTTATATTGCGAGAACGGGCCATGGCTACACCTCCACTCGGTTGGATTTTATGAGGTTCTGCTTGGCGGTAATGATTTGCAGATTTTCAGCAACGTGGAGTCCGCAGACCCTTTTGCCCGCCAGCGGATAGATGTGGTCGACATGCCATGACTCGCCAGTATCGGCGCTCATCTCTTGGGCTTTCTGGTAAATAGCGTTGATTGCGTCGCGATCAGCCCAAGCGGGAAGTGCTAGGCGCTTGCGTGAACGGCGCGCCGCACCTTGAGACGCGACCAAGCAGGTGGGCTTGACCGAACACCAATCGCTGAAGTTGTTCACCTGGATGTAGCGCTTTCCTTCACAGGTGTAGCGAACGATGAACTCGTTATCGACCAGCCAGTTCAGCAAAGACTCGATGTCGAGCCCGTCGCGGTACGGGAAAATCTCCGCCTTGATTCGCAG